CTCAAAAGGAATTGAATATAATCCGAGAGCCAACAAGACTGAACTTTATAATCTGATGAGGTGATATTATGAGTGAATTTGCAACAATTGAAGATATTGAAAGTTTATGGCGTGTCATGTCAAATGAAGAAAGGGAAAGGGCTGAGGCACTGCTGCCTGTCATTTCCGATTCTTTGCGACAGGAAGCCATAAACTGCGGAAAAGATTTAGATCAGATGATTACAGATGGTAAAATACTGCCTTCAGTAGTCAAATCAGTGGTTGTCGACGTTGTTGCAAGAACCCTTATGACGTCAACAAATGCAGAGCCAATGATACAGACGAGCCAGTCCGCAATGGGATATTCATATTCCGGAACCTATCTTGTTCCGGGCGGCGGGCTTTTTATTAAGAAGTCGGAACTTGCAAGATTGGGGCTAAGAAAACAGCGAATAGGAGTTATTGAAATGCTATGATCAAGGGAATTACAGTTAAACTGATTAATCTGGTTGATAGTGGACAAAGTGACCCATTCGGAAATCCTATAATGCAAGAAACTTCCATTAACGTTGAAAATGTACTGATTCAGCCGGCTACAAGTGATGATATTACTGACTCAATTAACCTTTACGGAAGAAAAGCAGTCTATAATCTTGCGATTCCAAAAGGTGATGATCATATCTGGGAAAATCAGATTGTAGAGTTTTTCGGCGAAAGATTTAGGGTATTTGGCAAACCATTAATGGGTATTGAAGCCAACATACCGCTCAAATGGAACATGAAAGTAACGGTTGAAAGATATGACTAAAATTAAAGTTACAAAAATCAAGACAAACAACCGAGGCTATCGAATGCTTCTGAATGGGATGGAACTGCAGAAGTTTTGCAATGACCTGGGCGAGCAGGTGTCAAAAAAAGCCGGCACAGGCTATGTGGTGACAACACAGCCGGGTAAAAAAAGACTGCACACAAGAGTGGCTGCAGCCACAAAGGATGCGGTCAGAGATAATTATCAAAATAACACATTACTGAAGGCGGTGAGTTGATGATCGAACAGATTATACTTGAATATCTGAAAGATAAACTGGATACGGATGATGTTTACACTGAAACACCACAGGAACCACCATCAGTTTTTGTTCGAATTGAGAAAACTGGCGGCAATCGTAATGCTTATCTTAAAAGAGCAACTGTGGCAGTTCAGAGCTACGGTTCAAGCCTTCATGAAGCGGCATCGCTGAATGAAATTGTTATTGAGGCAATGCTTGGCATTGATGAGCTTGACTCTATCAGCAAATGTGAACTCAACTCAGATTATAATTTTACAGATACACAACAAAAGAAGTACCGCTATCAAGCGGTTTTTAATTTAACTTACTACTAAGGAAAGGAGTAAATTTATGGCAACAACTGCGGCAAATGTTACTGCTGCCAAACCTAAAATCGGTGGTGCTGTCTATCGTGGCGCTACTACTCTCACTTTGCCAACTGACGCAACAACTACACTGCCAACCGGCTTTGTTTGTCTGGGCTATGTCGGTGAAGAAGGTTTGACAAATGCGATTGAAAATGAAACAGACGAGATTAAAGCCTGGGGCGGCGATGTTGTTTTGGCCTTGAACAAGGGTAATAAAATCACCTCAAAGTTTAAACTTGTCGAAACAATGAATACAGATGTATTGAAGGCTGTGTTCGGCTCAACAAACGTTACCGGAACAATATCAACCGGAATCACAACCAAGATTGCTAAAATCAACGATGAAAGCGCTGCTTGGGTGGTTGATATGATTCTTAGAGATGGAGCATTGAAGCGAATCTGTATTCCGAGTGCTTCAATTACTGAAATGGCTGAAATTGTCTACAGTGACAGTGAAGAAGTTGGCTATGATGTTACTATTTTGCAGACACCAGACACAAATGGGTTTGCTCAATACGAATATATCAAGAAGTCAGCAACATAATTAAGAAAGGGGCTATTAAATGATTAAAGGAAAAACAAAAAGTGGATTCGAGTTTGAAATAAACGAAGAAGTTTTGAATGATATGAGAATTGTTGATGCACTGGCTGATATGCAGTCAGGTGATGACAGTCTGGTTATGGTTGCCGTTACTGAACTGCTTAATCTTGTTTTGGGCAGAAAACAGAAACAGCTGCTTTACAAACATATCGAAGTTGAAAATGGAAGAGTTCCGATTGAAAAAACAAGCGATGAGCTTATTGAAATTTTCAACAGCCTCAAAGAAGGAAAAAATTAATAGCCCTGGCCACAATGATAGCTGCCGATGAAGAAGCATTGATTTGTGATCTGGCGGAAACCTATCATATATTCAACTACAGAGAGTTGCCGGTTAGATTACTTGCAACTCTTTCTGTTGGGCTAAGGGCAGATTCAAGAATCAAACTGAAAATAAGTGAGCAGCCATGCTCGCTGGAAATATGGCTTCTGGCTTCAATTGCTGACAGATTGGCTCTGATCGGCAGTGCGGGAAGCAAGGAAAAACCGAAACTGATAACAGATATGCTTTTGCAGAGGGAAAGTGAACAGCTGCAGGTTTTTGTAAGCGGTGAAGACTTTGAAAAAGCAAGAGAAAAAAAGCTGAAAGGAAGTGATTAACTATGGCAGCGGCAAAAGAACTGGCAACCGCCTATGTTCAGATAATACCTTCAATGAAAGGTTCAACTGGAAAAATAAAAACTGAAATTACTGGTGACATGGAAGATGCCGGTGAAAAAACCGGCGATAGTTTTGGTAAAAAGTTTGTTGACTTTGCCAAAAAAGTCATAGTTGCAGCCGGAATCGGCAAGACAATCACTCAATCGATTGCTGAAGGTGCTAAAATTGAGCAGTCTTTCGGCGGTTTGAAAACGATGTTTAAAGAAAACTACGATTTGATTGCCGGCTATGCTCAGGATGCCTGGAAGACTGCAGGAATGAGTGCTAACAAATACGCTGAACAGGCTACGTTATTCAGTGCTACACTTCTTAAATCGGTAGGTGGCGATACTAAAAAAGCCGCTGAACTGGCAAATATGGCTTTGATGGATATGGGCGACAACATCAATAAATTCGGTGGTGATATGGCCATGGTCGAAAATGCCTATCAGGGCTTAGCACGTGGCTCATACGTAATGCTTGATAACCTTAGATTAGGCTATAAAGGCACTGCCAACGAGATGATGCGGCTTATCAACGACAGCGGAGTGCTGGGCTATAAACTGACAGATGTAGCGCAGCTGTCAAAAGTCGGCTTTGCCACAATGGTCGAGGCAATTCATAAGGTTCAGAGTGAAATGGGAATTACCGGAACTACCATAGCAGAAGCAAGTCATACAATAAGCGGCTCACTGAACCAGATGAAAGGTGCGTTTTCAAATGTTCTGGCAACAATTTCGATGGTTGGCAAAGAGGGCATGGAAATATTGGATTTTGAGAAATCATTATCTAATCTAATAGAAAGTGTTGCCAGTTTTGCAGCAAACATAGTGCCAGCCTTAGTAAGTGTATTGACCACACTCCCGACAGCTTTAACAACGATTATTAATTATCTGATACCGGTTTTAATCAAAGAAGGACCGGTTTTAATCAAAGGGCTGGCAACCGGTTTATTAAGTGCAATCCCTCTGCTGCTACAAACCATGACCAGACTGGTAAAAGTAATGAGTAGCGGAATTTCTAAAAAAGTTCCAGAATTCGTTAAACAGGCCATACCAATGATAACCGGATTTGCAAAAACACTGGTTGATAACGTTTGGGAGTTAACAGATGCAGCCATTATGCTGATGATAGGGTTGCAGGAAGGAATTATGGATTCTCTGCCTCAGATAATAGAAGCAGGAGCTGAC